TGATTTTTAGCTTTTAAAGAATAAAAATTCTTGAAATCAAAAGGTTTCAAGGATTTTTTCATTTTTGTGTTTTCTATTCGCGTTAAGTTATCCTTATATGATTCTTTTTATGAAGTGCTTTGAATTAAAGGTTTTTTGAAGTTCTTTGTATCTTACTTGTATCTTATTATCTCTATTTTTTGGGCTCTTGTGGTGCTTCTAGTGTATAGTCGTTTTTACCTTCCATCGTGCTTTTTATTGCTTGTTTTATTGCTTCGTTGATCATCGCCAAATCGGGATTGAACCCGGTTTCCGGTATTCTTCCAATTGCTTTATTCAATTCATAGTCGGCCATAATGTGCTGAGCGCTTCCCACGCGGTCCCAGAGTGGCGTGTGTAGGTGTGTTAATATTAATTGTATAACACAATGCGGATCACTTCCATGGTCTCCGCCGAAAATATAATAAAGTGACTTTTTATCCCGGGCGGATAGGTTCCGGGATATGGTCTCGTACCCCTTCGCGATTCCTTCATCGTCCAATCCGTCTATTATATCGCGGTCAGGATATGCCAACGCGATAAGGTACGGCACCGGGTTTTCCCCTGCCGTCCGTATCCACGCCATCAGCTGCGACACCGTCGGTTCAGATTCTCCATTTTCCCAGTGCTGCACCGTTCTTCGTGTAATGTCCATTTCTGCCGCCATGTCCATCTGTGATTTTCCCCCGGCTTTCCTTGCCTGCTTTAGTGCTTCCGCTGTTGTTGTTAGCCTCATAATATACCCCCTTTCAATATTCACTCTTTAATTTTATCAGAAATAAGTGCGAAAAAAGTTTCATTCTTTTTATTGAATTTTGAGAACTTTTTTAAGTTGTTTATGCTTCGAAAAATCTTTAAAATTGTAAAACAATTTAAACGTGCAGAAAGGAGTCCTATATGATTAATTTTGTCCATCTATGCGGGTTTCTAATTCGTCAAAATTCAAGCTTCTACACGCTCCAATGCCCATCCGGGTTCTTTCCGTGCCGGTTTTCCGGCGTGGATCCCCCCGCGCTTTCTTCCGCCGTTGAAATTTTGGGCCATCTCGAAAATATCGAAACCGCCCGCCCGCTGTCGGTCGTCGTCTGTGTTGATGATTTTAATTTCTTATAATGAAAAGCCGGGGAACTTGCCCCGGCTTCCTGCTGTTATTGTTTGGTTATATCGATCGCTAGATTTGTTCCCGTTGCTGCTATTCCACTAACAACAATGGTTAGTGTAGATACTGGTTTGGTGCAATAGTTCCGAATGATTCCGGATATTCCCAGGGTTACAATATCCCCCGCCGCCTTTACGGTCTGAGATGCCGTCATTCCGGGAATTGCCACGCCGTCCTGATAGGCTGCCAACGTGATTGTTCCGGCTGCGCTACCGCTCAGCGTTGCTCCGGCTGCTATGTCATAGTATCCGGGCCCCGTCAGGGTGATTCCATTGCCCTGCAGTTGATAGTTCTGCCCATATCTTCGTACAACTGTAGCCGGTGCATATGTTCCGCCATCTGGCAACGATACAACACTATTATTGATTGCATACAATGCACTTTTACAACTCATTTTCTCCTCCTTGGCTCCTCTGCCTGCATCATTTTGCCAACGCTGTCAAAATGGTTTAAATTGCGGCGCCGCATCCGCATCCACCGAACGGATTGGATCCGCTGCAGTAGGTTGTTGCGTTAGGGTACCTCACTACCCCACACATAGCCGCCTGAAGCTGTAACTGGTTAACCTGTGCCTGCAGTGCTTCAATTTTATTCTGGGCGATTGCATCCAGAACTTTCTGCGTCTGCTCCGTGGTGTTGGCGTTAATTGCCGCGGTGTTAATTGCTCCGTTATAGTTAACGCCGTCAATTGCTCTTTGGGTCGTGCAGCAGCAGTCGGAAATCCGGTTCTGTGTCTCGTTGAAGTTCCTTAGGTTCTCATAACCGAGATTACTTAATCCGTTCTGCAATCCCATATAATCCGCCTGAAGGCTGTCGTTCAGTCTTCCCACGCTGTTCTCCAGGCCGTTGAAGTTCATGGCGTTACAAAGTCCGGATTCCGTTACCGGTTCGCCTCCGCCGTTCTGGTTTCCTTTGTTCCAGTAGCCTCCGCCCATCATTAGCAAGATCAGCAAAGCGAAAATCCACATTCCGCCATTATTCCCACCAAAAGCATTATTGTCGCGGTCGGTCACTGCTGCAATGTCTGCGAGTGTCATTTCTCCCATTTTTCTTTTCTCCTTTCAAAAAATAATTTAAATATGTTAACTTGCAAGTTTAACCGACGATTATAATTTAAAAATTTGCAATATTTTTTAAATTGCTCAGGAATTCGTCAACGTCGATTCCTCGTTCTCTGCATATTCTCCGAACCATCTGTTCCGGGCTTGCTCCGTTACTGCTTAGCATGTTCATCACTTGCCCCATCTGTGGCCCGCCTCTCATTGCCTGCCTTGCTTGTTCTATGATTTCCGGATTCAGTCCGGTGCTGTTCTGTTTCGGCTGATTTCCGAATATACTGCTCCCCATAATTCCGCATCTCCTCTCTGAACTGTTCGAACTCTTCCCGGGTTATGTAATCGGATTCCTCTGCGGGTTCCGGTGTTTTCGCCTGTATTTCTTCAAATTTGAATTTTCGAATTGTTGGGAACCCGGCTCCATCCGTCGTCTTCAAATAAAAAATATCTTCGTTCCCATCGAATAGGGCGGCGGAACTGTTTGGTGCCATTTGGTAGGCTTTCGCCCCTTCTTCTCCAGTTACTCGTGTTATTGATTCTTGTTTTATTGAATAATTTTGAAATTGATTGAATGGGCTATAATACATGGCTCCACCTCCTATCTCTTTTTTCAAAATCATTGTAAAAAAATAAACGGCAGTCACCCTTTCGGATTACTGCCGTTTTATTCTTGCTTTATTCTCTTATTTCTTCCGAATTCCTGCCGTATACGCTCCGCTTCCTTGGTGGTAGTATTGGGTCTAGCCTCTGCACTTCATCATATTTTTTTCTTAGTCTGGCAATGATACGATCGATTCCAGAAATTGAAATATTTAGCTCCATCGCCTGCTTTACTCGGGACCATCCAGCCGCCCGGGTACGGATAACAATCTCCTCCTCTTCGGTTAGGTTCGCCAGCTGAATGAATCGTTCTAATACTAATTTTGTCCAGATTACTTCGTTCGTCATTACTTCAATCGGATCCTCACATAGATTTTTCGCTTCTCATAGCTTTTCTTTCTTTTCGGTCCGTAGTTCTTCGCGTTGACGTCGGAACCGCCTGCCGAATACCAAAGCGGAAACCCTTGTTTACTTTTGCCGGCGTAAACCATGGTGTGCGGCTTGTTTGCAAAACCGCAAATATCTCCCTTCTTAAGTTTTGCATACCGCCAAGACTTTCGGGGATATGCAATTTTCGCCTTCTTCCGGATGATGGAGCTGCCGGACCCATGAATCTTTGTATCAAGCCAAATATATTTACCTTTCGGCAGTACGCCGATAGATTGCAGCGCAAAAGAAACGTATGTAGCGCAATTCGTCCGTTTGTTCTTCAAGGCGCTCGCTAGGCTCTTGCAGGCGTGGTTCGCTGAATAGCGCACGTGCGCCTTAATCATCTTAGTGGCGTTGGTTTTCAGTGCCGCCAGCAGCTTATCCACCTTGGCGCTGGGTGCAACTTTCAGCAGCCGGACATATTTCTGCCCATTGCTGTCCTTCCAGATGGTCCAGCCTTTAAGCGCCGGCACATAAACGTAATGCCCGTTAATCTTGGTCGCGTGGATTACTTTCCCGGGCTCCAGCGTTTTAATTTTTTTGGATTTGTAAGACGGCTTAACCCGCACCGGATCCGCCTTGATTGTCTTGTAATACCTATCAATTTTCCTACTTTTTGCCATTGTAAACCGCCTTTCCCTTCTTGTTAAAAACGGAATATCCGTTTTTATCGGCGCATTTCTTTGCGTTGGCCAAATCCTTAAACGCTCCCCTTTGCGTTTCCGGTTTGTTCCACGCCTTCCGGACCCGGTAGATTTCCGTGCCGGGCGCTGCCGGTTTTTTGGTTCCGTCGGAAAACTTGACGCCCATATATTTGCAAATTCCTTTTGCGATTGCCTTGCCGTACTTGTCCGGGTGGTCCCTCAATGTGGCCAAATCTGCCTTGATGCTTCCAGTTTCCAGGATGCACGCCGGCATGTCCGTCCCATTCAGCTCCCACAAATCCGTGCGGCGCTGCACCCCTCTGGATTTCATGCCAACATCTTTTTTCACTGCATTGTTTAATGCTTTGGCCAGTTTCTTGCCGGATCCGGAAACATAAAGCGGCATGACGCCCTTCGGGGCGCCGGAATAATCGCAATGGATGGAAACATAAAGGGCGGCGCCCACTCTGTTGGCCCATCGTACGTCTTCGATCATGTTTTTATTGTTGCCGTGATCGGCGTCGGTGATCACCTTAACGCCGGAAGCTCTCAAATACTTAACCGCTGATTTCGTGATCGGCAGCATTAACGCCGCCTCCGTGTACTGCTTCCCGCCGGACTTGTAGGCGCATCCACTGTCCCACGAACCGTCCAGGCTCACACCGTGGCCACACTGCACTGCAATAGTTTTCATTTTTTCGCCTCCTACTCTTCGATCTGCTGGTCGTCGTCGCTGTATTCTTCTTCGTCGTCTTCCTCTTCGTTCAGCTCGTGTTCCTGCACTTCTTCGTCCGTCAGCTCAATGTCCGGGCGCACGTTAAGGCCCAGCGCCTGCTTAAACGCCTGATTCAGCCCAACGGCAGCCAATCCGGAAACGGCGCCGGAAACAATTCCGGAATAGTTAAAACCGGAAACAATCACACCGGAAACGGCGCCGATAATCAGCAGCGCCAGCGGGATCCATTTGTTATCTGTTGGCAGGAAATTCCGCATCACATAACCGACGCAAAGGGAAAGTGCCACGATGCACGGAACGAAAAAATCAGAAATAAAATTAATGTCCATAGTTTTATACCTCCTCAATTAAAAAGCACCGTCAGCGGGCATTCTGTGCCCTTCTTCGGTGTGTTCTGCCTTATTGTTCTATTAGATGGTTCGTTAAGTCTGTTTTTGCTTTCTTCATGGCGTCGATGTCGTTCCCATCGATGCCATGGGCCAGCAGTGCCAGCAGTGCCCGTTGGGTAATTTTGTTACCCTCTTCCAGACGCTGCATTCCGGTGTCCAGGTCGTTCAGCCTGTTATAATCATTTACGGCTTTCCGTTCCAGTTCCGCAATGCGGTGGTCCTGGGTTTCCCCGGGTTTCCGAAAGTGTTTATAAATCCGAATCAGCACGCCGGCAGCAGCGGAAATGGACACGATGGCACCGGCCACCCATAGCACCCCCGCCGGGGTGATAATAATTTGCGTATTCACTTCATCACCTCCTTTCTCTTCTTCTCTCATTTCATTCTTGCTCCTTTCTGAATTTGGCACGAAAAAACCACCCTTTCGGGTGGCTTTTCGGTTATTCTGTTTTGAAATCCTCTCTGACCGCTCTTTCTAGTAGCAGCAGCACGTATTCCGGAGCTTCATTTGTTCCTTGTTCCCAGTTTTGAATTGTTCGCAATGGGATGCGGTACAAGTCTCCGAACTTCTTCTGACTCAATCCGGTTAATGCTCGGATTTCTTTGCATGTTATCATTTGCGTCTCCTCTTTCTTTTGTGCAAAACATACAGCACCGCAAGTGCACTAATTAGAAATTCTGTTGTCATGTTTTCCACTTCATGCTAAAATTCACATGCAAGGGGTTGTTTCCAACCCCCTGCTGAAATTCATGGAAGTGGTTAGCCCAATAACCACTTCCAAAGGAACTTCAAGGTTTCCACGATGATGTTCCCGATTACCAGAATTATTATTCCGGTACGGATATCACTGGATTCCTCTTCCGTGAATTTCTTCATGATTTCCTCCTTTCTATTGCAAACTCTTTAACTTACGAGTTTATTATATACCCGATTCGGGTATATGTCAATAGGGTAGGAGGATTTTTTATTTGTTTTTTTGTTTTTTAGATGATTTTAGAAGTTCGCCCTACGCTCCGCCGCTCAGTTATTTTACACGTTTCCACACGTTAACGGACAAATATGGCGGCAAGTTTTTCCCGGTGCCATCTTCACCGGAATTATTAATTGCCGGGGTGGCAGATGCTGTGCTCGTTCTCCATGCGTAGTCTTTTTTTGCCGTAGCGGCGTAATACTTGGCAGTTCCGGAAATCTGGGCACCAGGTTCCGTGGATCCTGTTTCGGTTGTCCAAACTTTGCCACCGTCCGTGAAGCCGTGTGAATGGGCCGCTTGCGTGTGCGTATGATTTACAACGACGGCATCAGCCGTTCCGCCCGTAGTTCCTAATGCATACTGATCGCCAGAAGCAAGTAAAAACCTGTCTTCTATTTTTTCCCATGTTCCGCCAAATAGGTCGGCAGGGCTTTCGGCGCTTGTCGAAATATAAATGGAACCAACTGGATATATTTTTGTCCAAACTTTATCAATAACCATGCTCAGCGCCGCAACTGTATCATTCAGCGCCGAAAGGGATGCCGTTCCAACGGCTGCGTCGCATGTAACGTCGCCGGATGCCTTTAAGTTTCCATCCCAATCAAGTGTTAGCGCGTTTGATTTGTTCAGTAAATCCCCATTCCCAACAATCAAAGCCTTTTCAGCATCGGCGGTATTGTATTTTCCTAACACTGTTTGACACGCTCCGACAGCTTCGGTCCCTTCCCCGGATGCGTGCGAATTCTCACCGCTTGCAATTGTGCTTGTTCCTTCCGCGTGTGAGGCTTTTCCGTTTGCCTTTGAAAGGTAGCCCTCGACATGTGATGCTTCTCCCGTCGCTTCTGTCACATTGCCTTCGGCGTGTGCATACTTTGCGCCGGTTACTTTTGAATCTCCTTCGGCGTGTGCATACTTTGCGCCGGTTATGGTGGACGATCCTTCTGCGTGCGAAATCCAAGACTCTTCAATCTTGCTAGTTCCTTCGGCGTGACTTGGGACTTCACCATCTGCTGCTTTTGTTCGCGTGATAATTGCTTTTCCTTCTGCATGATCAATTGAGCCATACTCAATTTTTGCCATTCCTTCGGCGTGGCTTCTGTCGCAATTCACTAAAATCGATCTGCCTTCTGAATGTGATGAAAGGCTGTCTGTAATTTTGCTTTCCCCCTCGAGGTGGCCGTTGTATACGTCACCGGTCGCAATAGAATCCCCCTCTGCATGGCACCATGATGCCCCTTTGATCTGGGCCGTTCCTTCGGCGTGGGAATACATCACTAACGGTTTTTCATCTGTTGCCGTTATTGTTGCCTCTCCTTCTGTATGCGAAAAACGCGCTCCATAAATTGTGGACGATCCTTCTGCGTGCGAAGAAATAGAAGTGTTGGTGCCATAGTTTCCGATTTTGCATCTATTGCCTTCGAGATAAGAGAACTGGCATCCGGCCTCGCTTTCGTTCTCTCGGCCTAACGCGATGTTGTTGCTACCGTTGCACACGTTCCCGACGCCAAAAATCAAAGAATCATCTGTTATTTCCGTTAGGGGCGTTTCGGTTGCAGTATCAACAACATACATCCCCGTTGATTTTATATCTGTCCGAAAATTTCCGTTTACAGCGTCAAGCACATGCGCACCAATCGCATCATGATAAAAATACTTTTGTTGTTCATCGATGTCGCCCTGCGCTGCTTCTGCTGCTGCTTGCGCTGTTGCTGCTGCGATTCCGGCAGCACGGGCATCAGATGTTGCGGATTGTGCCGCTGATTGCGCCGTTCCGGCTGCCGCTGTTGCTGATTCTGCTTTCTGCTGCGCCGTGGCCGCTGCTGTTGTAGCAGCCTCCGCTTTTTCCTTTGCGGTGCCCGCATCCTTCGTTGCGGCGTCTGCCGCTGTTTTCGCTTCCGCTGCTTGGGCTTTCGCCGTGGTAGCGTCTGCCGTCGCCGCGGCCGCTGCTGTTTTCGCTTCCGTTGCGGATGTGTCCGCCGCCTCTGCCTTCTGCTGCGCCAGTGCAGCGGATGCCGTAGCCTCTTCCGCCTTCTGCTGCGCCAGTGCAGCGGATGCCGTAGCCTCTTCCGCCTTCTGCTGGGCAATGTCTGCCGATTCCTGTGCCGTCGTTGCGGTGTCTGCCGCGGATTGGACTGCGCCGTCCATGTAATCTTCGTAGCTGTAGTCTTCGTCTTCGTCTTCCGGGTCTTCCGGAACATCTTCCCCCAGCTCCGTTAATTCCGCGGTGTCTGATTCCTCCACCGCTTCGAACTCCACGGCGATCCAGTTATAGCTGCTCGGGTTCAGAACTTCCGTGCTGCTCATACTGATGCAGTTGCCAATGTAGGCAGCGTCCTCGGTTTCCTCCAGCGTGAAGCCTGCCGTCCCGTCCGGGCTGTTCGCCCACGCATTATGCAAATAGAATATTGTGTTATTTTCGCGCTCTAATTTTGTTACCATTGAAGCCTCCTTCTATCTTCCGATAGCAATCCAGTGGAATGCAGACGGCCACGCGCCGGTCCGTCGTGCCCTGTACGTGAAGCCCGTTTGCGTCACGGATGAAATGCACCACTCCGTTGAATTCGGCGCATCTGCTGTTGGCGTTACAACCACATACGGCGCTATTGTGAACGGCACCGGAAACTGAACCGTTACGGAATAATTTGTGTTTGCTTTTTTAATCGGGCAGGACCCTTTGCCCGCCTGAATGTTCGGCGCGATTAGATTCCCGGCGGCGTCAACTGTTACGCCGTTCAGCGCATCCGCCACCGCGTTCTGCACCTCCGTCGTTAAGTTTTCCGCATCCAGCGGCGTGCCTTCCTGGTACACTTCACCTTCTTCCGGTGTCATGTCGTACGTGTTCGCCTGCCCGTCCACCGGTGTCAGTGTCACCCGGTTCGGGTACTGGCTGGACCTATCAATAAAACCCATTGCTTGCCTCCTATCTCAGATAATAGCCGGCTCCGGTGTAGCCCGTTCCGGCGTGTCGCTGGTATTTTTTATTATTCATCATGATAATTTGCTTCCGGTTCACTTCTTTGCAAACCTGTTCAATATATCTAACTTGCTCGGCAATTATGGAACCGTCCACCGTAGATACGCCGATGATGGCCACGCCCCACATGGCTGCCAACCTGTCTGCCGTTCCGGTGATGGTGTCCCAATCCTCTGCCGTCAGGTAACTATCCGCCGTCCAGGTTTTTCCCAGGGCGCCGGCAGTGCTTCCGGATAGTGTGGCCAGATTGCCGGCGATCCGGTTGATGTCGTCCACCGTCAGCAGGTCGGATTCCTGCCAGTCTGTTCGGATGTCCATTTATACCCCCTTTCGGTATGCAATTTTCGCCTGCGTGCCTCCGGCCTCATGCGTTAATTCGATGTCGGAAATTTGTACAATCTCATAATCTGCCCCGGCGTCGTTTAGATGTTTGTTTTTCTCGGTGTGGTGAAACCGCACCACGTCACGGGGCTGCATACGGGGGTCGCCTTTCCACGTAAATTGGCCGGTGATGTTCGAAATTTCGAACCGCCGGTCGTGCCGCGGATAGATAACAGCAGCGCCCGCCTTGATATTGCCTTTTACTTCCAACGGCTGCAGCTCCAGTGTGTAGCCCGGGCGGCCTGTTGGCGCCGTGATGGTTGTGGAACCGCCCGACACGCTCAGCTTCTTGCCCTTAGCTATGCACGGATTAACGTACACGGTTTTTTTCTTCCGCATGTTCGATTTTTTCTTTTTGTAAGTCTTGTAACTGCATTTATACAGCTTCCCTTTTTTCTTCTTTCGGTAGTAATAGGCGTATTTTTTTCCGGCTTTTTTCTTTGCCTGATAGCTTAGGCGCTCCGGCGCCCAAATTAGGTTTTTCGCATTGCTCACCGTATAAGCCCAGTACGGCCCACCGGACGGGTTAATATTGTAACGCTTCCCGGCTTCTGCCGTTTTTCTTTCGTCTAATTTGGTCCACGTGTTGGACCTTACGGCAGCGCACCCCAGCAGGTACTCGCTGTTCCCGGACTTGATGGCCGCAAGGTTCCGGTCCACGCTCCGTGTTACCTCCCCGCAGTCCTCTTCGTAAATGTCCCATTTCGCCGCCGGTTGCCGCCATGTTAGGCGCGGAATTCCCGCATCCACGAACGCCGGCCAGTATTCGCCCGGGACCGTTCCCACGTGGATCAAATCCGCCGCCAGTGTCCGGGCATCTGTATCCGGAATTAGGATGCTGGATTCTGTTCCTGTATTCCGTCCGGTCGGGGCGCCGTCGCTGGATAATGTAGCGCCGCCAATTCCGCCCCGGATAGTATTCTCCAGCAGGCTCCACGCCTTCTGGTATCCGTTCCCGGTTCTGGTATTCAGCACTTGGGCGGAAATCTTTTTTTCGTCCAAATGCCGGGCGGCGTCTTCTCCCTTGATGGTGATTAGCCCGTCCGCCATCGTCGCCGGTTCCGACAAATAGAAATGGCGGGTTTCGGACATGTCCCCCGGATATCCTGACTGATAATAAATACTTGCGTTATCGCTGATATTTGAAATAGATGCGCTTATGTCTTGCGTCCAGTAAACCTGTAGTTCAATCTCTGACGTTGGGATTGCTTGCGTGTCCACCGATAGGTCCGCCCGTAGCGCCAGGGATGCCTTGACAATATCCGCCTCAGTAAAGTCCAAGCTGATGCCGGGCGCCATATCATACAGAATCACCCGTTTCGATTCGGAATCATTGGTTATTGTCACCGTGCCGGACTTTGCCCCGGCAGGAATAACCACGCGGGGCGCGATCGGCATAGAGTAGCCCATCGTGCTGGCCGTTATCGTCCCGGAAGATTCCGGATCAAAAACCAGTGTAATGGATGCAATTTCGATTTGTTTATTCAGCGCCCAATTAATTGTTACGCGCTGATCCGCGCCCACATGTGTCTGTAATCCGGTTTTTCCGGTGGCATCGCTCACCGGCTCCCCGGATTTGGGCACGGTCTTCCGGCTTCCGTTCAGCGGGACCCCGCCGCCGGAAAAGTCTGCCACCATCCTGCGGGGGTATTCCGTTGTTATGGTGTCATACACCGCCAGCCCGTCGCCGGACGGCGTGGCCGTCATTGCCACCCTGGTGTCCCTGCCGTTGATGCCTGCCAGAATCTTCATGGGCTTCCGGAACTGTTTTTTGTTTTCGTCGTCAATTCTGCTCATTGTGCTGCTCCAATCATGCGCACGCTGCAGGCTAGGTCCGTGAAGACGGCCGTGCCGTCCGGACGTGTCACCCTCGTGGGCGTTCCCTTGAATCCGGAAATCAGAATTTCAGCAGTCTGCCGGGTGCCGGTTGCGTCAGTAAATTCCATGGTGGTTTCTTTCCCGACCATTCCGGATAGTTTTCGCACCATTTCGTCCGTTAAACAATCCCACGTTAATTCCATATCGTCGGAGTATTTCGTTCCGACGATATCGCCGCAAACTTTCCCGGTGCAGGTGGTGTATTCCGCTTGTATGATAGCCGTTTTTTCAACGGTCATATCTTTCGGCCGGAAAACGTCCAGTCCTGCGATTTTGATTTTATTGTAAACTTCCATTTTTGCCCCCTATCCTAACCGGTGTTTATATTTGTCATATAAGTCCACAATGGTCTCGCCCAGTTTTGGCCCAGACGGGTAAAGGAAATTTTGGATCACAATCGGCTGCCCGGAATTGCCGCCCTGAATGGCCAGCGCTGTAATAATTCCGTTGGTGATGTTATCGCCCATCTGATTCATTTTCTGCCCAAGCTGGTCCCATAGTGTGGCCAGTGGAACAACTGCTTCCGCTCCGGCTTCCCCGACTCCATGGGCGCCACCTGCCAGCAGTGTTGGCCGGTCGAAAATGCCGCCCTTCCGGTGCCAGCTTACGCCCATGCTTTTCGGGTAGCTGATGCTTCCAAGTTTCTTATATGTTTTGCTTCCTTCCGAAAGTGAAAAGCTCGGCAGCTTGATATTTTTGAAAATTTTTCCGATGGAAATCGGGAACCAACTTTTGATTTTGTCCACAATTCCTTTAATTTTGTCCCGGGCCCGTGTGAATGGTCCCGTGATTTTTTCTTTGATGGAGTTCCACGCTGTGGCCGTTCTACTTTTCACACTGTTCCATGCACTAATCATTTTGGACTTGATTGCATTCAAAATTGAAACTACAAGTGACCGGATTAATTTCAGCGGCGCCGTAATGGCCGCCTTTATGCCGGACCATGCGCCCTTCGTAATCCGCTTGATTCCGCTCCACACCGTGCTCCAGTCTCCCCGGATTAGTCCTGAAAATACCTTGATGATTCCCAGAATAATATTCAAGGCCGATTGCACGGCAGTTTTTACGATTCCGAACGCTGTTATAAATACCGGCGCCAAAATCCCGGCAACTGCCCGCCATACGGTTTTGATCGTGTTGCAAACCGCTTTGAATTCGCCGGCAAATGGTGCCAGCTCCGCCTTCACCGCGTTGACAAACTGCTGCACGGATAGTTTTATCTGGCTCCAAATCTGATTAATTTTTTCCTTGAATTGTTTGTTATTGTTGTACAAATAGACAAACGCCGCAACAACCGCGCCGATTGCCGCAACCACCAAGCCCACCGGGCCGATCATTACGGACAACGCGCCGGAAACTTTCGTGCCGATTCCGGAAGCAATTGTTCCCAGTCCTCCCAGGCCCGTAATTGCCCCGGAAAGTTTCTGGAATCCGTCAATGGATTTCCCAATGGATCCGGCAATCTTTCCGCCGATTAACAGCGCCGGACCAAGTGCAGCCACGAACACGCCCACGCCCGTGACAGCCTTCTGCGCTGCCGGGCTCATGCCGGAAAACTTGTCCGCCAGACGGCCAAGCCATTCGGCGGCCGCTTTAACGTATGGTGTTAAATTGTCGCCGATCCGGATGGCCAACGTTTCCGCCTTAGATTTCAGGGCCGTAACTGCGCCGCTTAAATTGTCCTGCATGGTGGCCGCCATCTTTCCGGCGGCTCCGTCTGCGCTGCCCAATGCACCCTCTAATTTCCCGATGTCTTTGTCGCTGGAATTCATGAGCGCCAGAAAGCCGGACATTGCATTTTTTCCAACTAACGTTTTTGCTGCCGAAACCTTTTCAGATTCCGAAAGCCCGGAAAATGCGTCCCGGGTATCCCCCAGGATGTCTTTAAGGCTCCGCATGGACCCGTCTGCGTTGGTTGTCTGAATGCGTACGCTTCCGATGCTCTTCCCGGAAACGGTGAAATCCTTCGAAAGTCCCTGCATGATTGTCCGGAGAGATGTTCCGGCCTGGGTGCTCTTAATGCCCTGATTGGCCATCAGCCCAAGAGCCTCCGTGGTGTCTTCCACGGAATAGCCCAGGGAACCCGCAACCGGTGCGGCGTACTTGAAAGATTCGCCCAACATTTGAACGTTGGTATTGCTGTTTGCCGATGCGGTGGCCAAAACGTCCGCAAAATGCCCGCTATCCTTAGCGGACAAACCGAACGCGGTCAAGGCATCCGTCACAATGTCGGACGTGGTGGCCAAATCCTCACCGGATGCCGCCGCCAAATCCATAACGCCTTTAATTCCGGAAAGCATGTCGTCTGTTTTCCATCCTGCCATGGCCATGTAGTTCATGGCGTCAGCTGATTCGGAGGCGGAAAACTTCGTTTTGTTTCCCATTTCAATGGCCTTATTTCTTAGGGCCTCGAAATCCTTCCCGGTGGCGCCGGCCACGGCGGAAACTCTCGACATGCTGCTGTCGAATTGTGCCGTAGTATGCACGGACACGGCACCAACTCCCGCAACTGCCGCGGATACCGGTGCGATTTTCCGACCCGCTGCCGTCATTTTTTCGCCGGCCTGGTTGAACTTTTGCCCAATCTGTTCCAGCTTTGGGGATTTCAGCGCATTGAGTTCCTTCTGGAACTGCTGCACCTCTTGCTTTGCTTGCTCAATCTTCCGGGAAACTTCCAGATACTCTTTCGATGTCTTGTCCACGCCTTTCGCGTCAAGCTGGTTTTGGACGTCTTTCAGCTGCTCCAACTTCTGCTTTGCTCCGTCCACCCTCTGCCTTAATAGCGTTTGTTTCTGTGTAATCAGATTGATATTAGTCGGGTCCAGTTTTAGCGCTCTGTTGACGTCCCTTAATGAAGATTGTGTTCCCCTTGTAGCCTTGTTAATTTGCCCCAGGGCTCTGTTTAGGCCCGTGGTGTCTCCATCAAACTTGATTGTGATTCCTTTTACTGTGCCGGCCATTCTGTTCGCCCCTCTCTCACGTTCAAATTTCCAAAGGTATAAATGCTCGAAAGCCTTATTTCGTGCCCCTTATAGGGCATTTAAACGGCTCGTTTTTTTCGGATTATCTGCCAAAAAATGCATCCCAATCAGCCTGCGTGGCTTCTCTTGCTTTTGGCTCCGTTTTTTCCGTTTCGGCGCTTTGGTGCTGTTTGTTGTAGTCTATACAAAAGTCCACCACCTGTCCCAGTGTCATTTTTTCCACTGCTTCCAGGGTTAGGCCTCTGCTTATTGCGCCGATAATGATGCAGTTCGTGTCGATGCTTCCGGCTGGATCTTCTTTTTCAGCGCCCCCAGCCTCTTCCGGTTTTTTTCCGAAACCACTGTATTAATTACGGCGTCAAGCACCTCCGGAACGATTTTATCCAGTGGGAAATTTTCAAATTGGTTTGCCCATTCGAACGGCGCCGGGATAGAATCATCCGCGTTTTTCGCCATTGCCCAAATGATGTTTAACGCCGTTGTGAATTCGGCGCCGGCGAATGAAATCATGGCACTTGAAACGGTATCGGAATCCAGCAGCTTGCGCCATTCCAGCTCTCCGGATTCGTCCATAGCACCGCCCACCAGAACGAGCCCGGATTCTATCATCGGCAGCAGGTCCGGCAGAATATCGTGGCCGAACTGTGCCCGGTATCTTAATACCCACCCAAGGCTTGCATTTAATTTGATTTTCTGGTTTTCCGAAATGTTAATTTCTTTTATCATTTTTTATTCTCCCAATAAAACAAGCGGCGGGGAAAATCCCCGCCTAAAAATTAAACTGTTGCTTTCCCGGTGCTTGCACTTCGTTCGCCTGGTTTAAGCGTTGGCATTTTCGGCGCCGTGAAAAGTGTGGAATATCCGGATGCCTCCGGCGGGTATTCCACCAGCGTCATGCCGGTGCTGTTGTCACCGGTTACCGTGATATCAACGGAATCGGTCTCCACGTCCACCTTGTCCTCGTTGGTTTTGTGCTCGTGCTTAATCGGCCCCATGGACACATTCAGCAGCAGGCCGCGGCTGTTCTGTGCGTCGCCTTTTGCTTCGAATGCAATATAAACCGCTGGTTTATTCATTCCCTTAATGTTCACAATCCCGCCATCAGCAGTTTCGGCGTAGCCCATCAATGCCAGCTTGATCTCCTTGGTAAACATTGCCACCTCCAGGGATCCGCTGAATCCGTTGTCTCCGTTCTGGGCGTAGTATTTAACGTTATCCGCGTAAAACTCAATTTCTAATGTTTCCGGATCGAGAGAAAGCGACACCGCGCCCGGCAGCGCCATCGGCGTGCCCAGTGTTGCCGCTCCATCCGTCCCGACTTTATACTCTCCAATGTGCACATTTGAAAGTCCAAATGTTACTTTATTGCCTGCCATTATTAACCTCCTAGTTTACTTCGTAATAGATAACCCACATGTTATTTTCTTGAATATAATTATCTTCTGACTTCTGGAACCTGTAGCCCGCGTCCAGAAGGATGCGCTCGATGCGCTGTTCCTCTTCTTCGTCTTTATTAACAAAGTAGTACTGTAGTTCGTACCCGGGCCGCGTGTAGTAGTCCGAATCATCAGCAGAGAAGGCTTCCGCCCCGGATCCGCGATAAACCAAAAAAGGCGGCGCCCAGCCGTCTTCCGCGTTCCCGAATGCAAGCGGGATTTTTAAATCCTTCAAAACCATCTTTTCGTAAAATGTCAAAGCAGTTTTTTCACCTCCTCCTCGAATTTGGCGTTTCCTGCCGCTTCCGCTTTTGTGATGTGGCCATCACCCGTCCAGTAGCGATAGGTTCCCACGCCGTTCCGGACAACGTGGCCATTGTTCAGCAAATAGGTAAGCTGCGGTTTTGCCCCGTTGTATACCAAACGGAGCCCGCCACGGTAGCTTTTCTGCTTCCAGCCGCCGGCGTAATCTCCGGATTTTCTCGGCGACGTCGCTTTTAGCATTCTCACAGTGTAGGCGGCTGCCTTCTTCGATGCCTCTGCCGTTTTCTCTTTCACTTCGTCTGCATACTCGTCCAGGATTTCGCCAATAACAGCGCTCAATCCTTCCACCTCTACCACGTCACTCATTTTTTTCGCGCTCCGTCAATGTGATTTCAATCGTTTCGCCTTTTACGTACGTCCGAACAACGACATATTCCGCGCCGTTAATAATTACATGGGATTGTCCTTCGTAGTCCCGCCGATCGGATAGAACTATAACCATAGTTGACTGCATTCCGGTGGTTGCCGCCTGGTAATACTCCGCCCGGCTCACGCTTTTCACCTCTGCCCATCGTTCTTTTTCTTCCTCGGTGTGGATGATGTTCCCATACTTGTCCCGGCCGGATTCCGTCCGGCGTATCAGCTTGATTCGCGTATCATACACCGGCGCCGCCTCCTTCCTGGTACTTTTGCATGGTGGCCATGTTATCCCGTAGCATTCTGTAGCGCTTCTGATACCAGTCTTTACTGCCGCCAAAGTCAAAAGCCGACTTGCAGAAAAGTTCGACGCAAAACATGACTAGCGGATCCATTTCCGGCTGCTGCCGGATGCCTACCGCTTCCATGTCTGCTTTGGCCGCTGCTATTGTTTGCGTGATTTCTTCATCGGCATCCGTGTGGCTGATTCTTAGCGCCGCCCGGATTCTTTCTGTTTCTGTCATTTTTCCGCCTCCTAGTTAATCGGCGGGGATTGCTCCCCGCCCAAAAGATTAAACCGCGGCAAAAGTGACATAGGCACCTGCGCCGGCATCACGCATGCAGCCTTCCGCCCGTGCGTATCCGGAAATAATAATTTTGTGATTCTTAATATCCCGGTCGTTCTCAATCATGATATCCTGCACCATGTTCAAAACAAATTTTGACGTATCCACAATAAAAATATCGTCCCCGGCCGCTGCGTCTTCCTTGACATCGTAGCCCAGTGTGCAACCGTCCCGGAACACCGGTTGGCCGGCAGTGTCCACCATTCCGACGATCTGTTCAAACTTTTTTGCCCTGCTTGCGTATACTTTCAGATTCGTTCCACGCTGCACGGATCCGACCGCCTTGCAGAAATCCGCAAAGGTCAGGCTCTTTCCTTTTGCCACGGTAACGGCAGCGGCGCCCAGGTCTGTTTTCATCTTTGCGAAAATCTCAGTTGCCAGCGCCTCACCCATGGAGTTGGCCACCTCGGTCGCCAGATAATCCTCCAGGGCGCCCTGGCTCATCTTAGCCGCTGCATAGCTCAGCTCTACAGTCTTTGCGTAGTCCTGGCCCACAAGGGTCACCTTTACGAATTCATTGTCCTCCAAGGTTGCGGCTGTTCCCTCTTCCACCTTTCCAGCTTTTCCGGCTTTCACCTTGGTGTGCTTGGTTACTTCCAGAATCACGCCGGTGCGCTTGATATCGATATCGCCCAGAATAGGGTGGTCGGTGTAGATGTTGTCCCAGATTTTGTCGTCCAGTGCCTTCGGGATTGCGATGGCATCGGTTCCGGCAGTCAAAAGGGTGCTTCTCTGCTCTTCGGTCGCTTCACCTCTCAGATTTGCATAAAATGCGGATCTGTACTCTTCGGATGCAATCATTTCTGCTCTAGTCATGTTCTTATCTTTTCCTCTCTGCGAATCATCATTATTCTGCGGGCTGAAAATCGGGTTTCCGAATTGTGCCGCATTTCTTAATCTTTCTTTTCTCTCTTCAACTCGGATTTTCGCCAGGATGCCTCTTGCTTCCTCTGCCAGTTCGTTGCTTCTGGCTTCAATTTCTTCGACGGTCATTCTTTCGCCTTCGTCGCCGCCTTCGCCGTCGTCTCCGTCCAGCTGCTCCAGCAGGTCGTCCAGCTCCGCATTGATTTCCTTTAACCTTTTTCTCAGTTCTTCAAGATTCATTAAATTATCTCCTCTCTGATTTCTTCCAGTTTAATTTTTAAAATTTTCCGATGAAGCTCAGCTCTCCTCTGCGCTCTCTCTTCTTTTTTGCGGAACTCCTCCGCCTCCTGGATTACTCCATCCATGTATTTTCGCGCTGCGATTTCGGTGCCATCGTTGGCCGGAATCGATACGGCGGAAACATCAAAAACCTTCCGGATGCTGCCCGGACCCCATTCTATTGTCCGGGTCTCCGTGTTATACGTTGGGCCATCCTTTGGGATGAATCCCCAACTCATCTTCGTGATTAATCCGGCCCGGATGTCTTCCAGCAGTCCCCGGCTGCCTTCCGTGCTTCCAAGGTCTGCGATCACCTTTAGGCCGTGGTCGTCAATTTCTAAATTCAGCGTGCCGTTAGATTGCCGCGCAAATACGCGGCCATTGTGGTCGTACTGCATAATAACGTCCGACATATCGCAACCATCAAAGGCAGCAGCGGAAAAAGATTCATAGACGGGCCCGTCTTCATCTTCAAAAAAAAGATATGGGCCAAAAGTGGCCGCATAGCCTTCCACGGTTGTCCCGTCCTGTTCGTCCGCTCTTGTCTGTAGTGGCTGCGCCGTTCTATACTGTCGTTCCTTCTTCACCGGCATTTCCTTCTCCTCCTTCTTCCGTGTTATCGTCCGTTTTTCCGATTTCTTGCGCTTCCGCATACTCTTTCCGGATGTATCGTTTGTCGCCGCCTTCTACCGGCGCCATGTTGTAGATTTCCAAGCCCTGATTTGTGGTTATAAATCCCCGGTCGAATAGTTGCGTTACGGTGTTCAATTTTTCCGTCGGGGATAGGTATTCAAGGCGATTCGATGTGAAAATGATTTGATTGCCGTATGCTTGCGCGGTGTCGCTGAATGCCATCTGCGTGTGCACCAGCGACGCTTGCAGCGCGAAAGGCTCAATCTTCCCCTCGTAGAACGCCGCCCATTGGTCGGACGTAAATCGATTTTGCAGGATTGCCTCGTTGACGCCGAAATAGGAAAACACGTTTTCTTTAATTTGTGCCATCTGTTCGGCGTTCACCGTGAACTGCTGGGATTGCACCTGCTGCATACTCTCATATTTTTGGTCGATCATCATCACGCCGCCATTGTTGGCGCTGGATAGGTTCGATTCTGTCAGGCGCCGGCGCTCTTTTTCGATGTCGTCGCCGTTCAGGGTCATGGCCAGTTTTGCGATGAATCGAATGAAAGCGCTGTTTTGCACACCTTCCACTATTCCTTGGTTATTAGTGTTAATAAGTTCCATAGTAGGCTGCAGCACCCGGTTATCTTCTCCGAAAAAGTCCGAATTATAAAGGTACTGATTCAGCACGCCAACCTTTTCACGCTCAACGGCTGCCACACCTGCCGGGAACCGAAAGCGGAAATATTCCCGCCCGTTGTACTCTATCAATTCCACATTTCGGGGGTTAACCGGGTAAAAGCCCGTCACCGTCTTCATGTCGTCCGCGTACAATGGAACAATAAAGGCGCTGTTCTCCACCATCAGTGTGGTGGCCAGTTTATACAGATACTGCGACGCTACCATGTGCGGGTTCGGCGCCTGCTGGATTCGGCGAGCAAATGTCTCGTTCCCCTTCCCGGTTACCTCCGGTTTTAACTTGCTGCAGTGGGTCGCAATGCAGTGGATCGCCGCCCTTGTTAGCTCCATTTCGTACACGCCGCCCTCGAAAGATGTGAAGGCTGGGCGGTATGCGTTCATAAGTTCAAAATAATTTTTAACTTGCTTTTCAATTTTCGTTTTCTTCCGGATGTTGTCAAATAATCCCATTTACTCCACTCCTGAATTTAGTCCGATGTATTTGTCGGCCACATTTTGCAGTACCACAAAGCCATCTAACAATGCGGCCGTTCCGTCAATTCTGTTCCGCTGGTCCGTGCCTTTTACCGGCTGAATGTTGCCGTTGATGTCCGTCTTGACCGACGTATTAAGCAGGCACCATTTGTCAATTGGGTTGTTATTGTAGATAACCCGGTGGGCCTTAAATTCTGCCGCCAGCTGCTTCATTGGTTCAGATAACGTATAAACGCCCTGCCGCACCGGCATCATGGAACGGGGCCCGAACGTGCCCTTGTACTCCCGAAGGTCGGCGTCGCCGATGTGCCACGGGTCGTAGCCGATAAACGGGATGTAAATCCCCTCTTGCTCCCGCAACTCTTCGAACCATTCCAGAAAAATGCGTTTATCGCATTTATTCCCCGGGCAGGTTCTCATGTAGCCCTTTTCAACCCATAGCCTATATGGTGCATTATCCCGTTCCCGGCGGCTGCCGTTGTTCTGCTCCAGCACCTCTTCCGGGATCCAGTACATCGAACGCACGTATAGTTTCGGATCGTCCGGACGTTTAAACAGCACTTTGGCCGCGTTTAGGTCCGTCGTGTCTGCCGCGTCGAATGCACCAATCCCATATTTAAATTTGATTTCGAAAGTCTCTTCATTGTTCAGTTCCTCATACGTTAGCCAGCCCGATGCGCTGTTTTGCTTCAAATCGAAATCCTTAACCAAAACGGTCGGCTTAAAAGTTGCGTCCACTTTTGCTTTTTCCACATTTGCTTTTAGCTTCTCGAAACTCTTAATTGTGCCGAGCCCCGGGTTCGCCTTCATCCACTTTTCCGGATCCGTCCATTCTTTCAGGTTGTCCAGCTCGTAAATGAGCGGTAGAAAATTCTCATCATCGATATCGCCCGCCAGCACCCCGGCAGCGTATTCATATTGAGAATCAAAAATACCATTTCGAACAAATCCGTTTGTCGTGATGCAGAAAATTAACGGCTGCTCCCGCGCCGTTGTGCCCTGCTTAACTAGGTCATACAAATCACGGTTCTTGATTGCTGCCAGTTCGTCGATAATGGCGCAGTGTACGTCCAGGCCGTCCAGTGTGTTGGTATTGGATGCCAGCGCCCGAATTGTTCCCATATTCGACGGCAGGTAAATGTCACTAGTTCTTTTTCTTGTGTGCTTCCTTAGTAGCGGGCTCATTTCCCGCATTTTTAGCGCCGCCGTAAATCCCAGGTTCGCCTGATCCTTTGCGGTGGCCACGTTATAGATTTGCGGGGCGCCTTCCCGGTCGTTGCACAGCATCGCCAGTTCGACGGCAGCGCATTCCGTTGTCTTTCCATTTTTTCGCCCCTCAATAATTAGGCATTCGTTGTATTTTCTCTTGTCGTTGTCGTCAACAAATCCGAATAGCGCCTGCAGGCGTGCCTTCTGGAATAGTTCAAGCTCTAGCGGCATACCCAGCCGGCCGGATGGTCGTTTGCAAACTGATTCTATAAAATTAATATGACGGTTTGCCAGTTCCGGGTCGAAATGGAACCGCCCTGGTTGTGCGTAGTCCTGAAGAATCTTGTCCGCCGCCTGTTTCAGTTTCTCGCACGCCGGAATCTTCCCGTCCAGAACTTCCGAAAAATATTTTTCGATTTCAATCACTTTAACCCCGTTAGCTTCTGAAATTCGTCAAGTTCCGGAACTTCGGCGGATTCCGGAAGAAATCCAGTCAGCTGCTTAATGGCAGCCGTGTAGTTTTTTATCATTGTGTTATAACTCTTCTGCGCCGGGTTCTCCGTCATGACTTCAAACCCGTTCCCGTTGGTCGTCGTGATCACGGCGCCTTGTTCGTCTACAATGTTTTTCAGTTCCGTCAGCGTGCCGGCCATCCATTCAATTTCCGCCGCCAGTTTCTCCCCGAAAACCCGCTGTTCCTCGGGGATCTCTTTAACAATTTTTTCTAATTGTTTGGCAAAACTGGGCTTCTTTTTAGCTCTTGCCATAATAACCCCCTTTCGTGCGAGAATTCGTCCCGCGTTAAAATTAATGTACCCTCCCCAACGGTCCTCCCGGGGTGTTCTTCACCCCGCCCCCTGGGGGGGTTATCGTTGATAGCTTTCAAAAAATTTTTCCGATAGTGCAATTTCGAAGGCCTCGTTCCGCCTCCGCTCTTTCCGGATTCTTTCCCGGCAGTCTTCTGGCGTGCTGCTCATCTCGATTAGGTCAGCGCCCAACCGCTCTGCCAGTTCCTGCCGCTTCCCTTTAATCGGTTCCGCGATAATGATCCAGACGTTACGGCAGTCAATGTCCTGCCCCTCTGCCTGGGTGTCTTGCTGGTGTGCCTGCTCTTTGATTTGTTCATAGATCCAATCCCGCAACCGAATCGAGAACGCCAGCAGGTTGTTGTCCTTCCGGTTCCCGGTCCAGCCCATCGCATACCGTAGCGCGTCAAGGTCCACAACCAAATCAAGCGGGTGCCGATGCCGTGCCACATACTCATGCCGGCCGGATCCTGGCGCACCGTTAACGATGTGCCGCGCCTGGTTGTGAAGCTGGCCATCATCGTCCACATAGCACCCACGCTGCAGCACGTGCACCGGCGCATCCTGCTGGTGTGCTGCCAGTATCATGGCACGATGTACAGCAAAATGACAATCACGGCACAATAGCTGCAGGTTGTCATGGTTCAGGGTAACTCGTGGATCCGTAATAGTTGCCAGCGTGATCGGCTCTATGTGATGCACCTCGTGACCAATCACGGCCCCGCACCTCTCACACCTGCCGCCGTCTTCCTTGATACGCTTCTGCACATAGGCTTCCCGGCAGGCTTGCCATTCCTTGGAATGGTAAAAGCTCTTTGCGTATTCTTTCGCCATTTAATCAATCCCGCACAATTTCCGCTCGCGGGCAGATAATTCGATTGTTACGCCGTCCACGGAATTCCTTCCACGGCGCCGGCGCTTCTCTGCCTCTGCCTCTGCCTCTGCCTCTGCCAGCCTATCCGCTGCCGATGGGTTAAGCAAGTACCCGCCACCGTAAACGCTTTTGTTTGCCGGCTGGTTGTCCAGTTTATTAATTCGGTGCAGGTCTTCCAGATTAAAGCTGATATCGATCCCGTAGTTTGCCAGATAGTTCATCTTTGCCGCCGTCAGCAGCTGGGGCGGATAATTCCACGATGTCATATTCTTAATCTTTTTCGCCTTCTGCCGGTTCTCTTCGTTGGCCGCATTGATTGCATTCAGCAGATCGGGATCCGTTCGGATGCCGGCAGGTTCCAAATTCGTGGCGAAAGACGTCCGGACCGTTGCGCCGTTCTCGTAGGTAATGGCAGCGCCTAGACAGATGTGCATCTTCTCCCGGTAGTTCGTCCCGATCACCGTGGACATTCCCGGCGTAAACAGAAACCACTTGATCCCGTTCTCATTATAGAAATTCATAATCTTTCGCAAAATCGAAAAAGGTGGATTATCCACCACAACCTTCCCGGTGTAGTCCTCTGCCTGATAATCTCCACCCGGGTAGAATGGCCGGACGAATGTTCCCGGATCCAGCCCGTACCGTTCCGCAACGTAATCGCGCACCACGCTATAAACATTGTCGGGCGTGTAGCAATCGTCGGTTGTTAATTTTGGCTTTGCCGATTCCACTAATTCTTCATACGTTTTATTAATTGCCATTTTGTTCTCTAAATTTATGCAAAACAAAATACGGCTCAGCCTCTCGGCCTGCCGTACTTCGTCAAAACACATTATTTCATCTGGGGGGTGATGTTCCAATGTTCACGCTAATATTATAGCACAATCTCCCGAATAATTTGTTATATCTTTTCAGAAAACAATCTAATTGAAATGAAAAAGCCGCCATGGCGGTGATGAGACCACGGCAGCTCTTTCATTCGTCTAAAAAAAATCTTTGGGAAAGTTGTATATATGCCCGATTAGTATTATACCAAATTACTCCAGCATGTTCAAGATTTCGGTTTCAGTTCCGGCAGGTTGTTACGCTTTGCATACTCTTCAAGCGCTTTCCGGCGGATTTGGCGAACGTAGTCTTTCGCGTACCCTAGGCGGTCGCCCGTCACGTCGTCACGATCGCGGCGCATGTAGTAGGCCACCAGCACGTCCCGGTGCGTTGGTTCCAGCTTTTCCAGCTCGGCCAGGATTTCCCGATTCAGCTGCATCCAATCCCGGACACGCTCTTCCAGTTTGTCTTCTTCCTCCATCAATTTGATGATTGTGCGGTCCATTCGGTCAGGTTCTGCGCTAGTCTGCACACGCTCACCCGTTCCGCTGGTGCCCGCTGCTGTTGCAATCGTTTTAAGTTCTTCGATGCGGTTGCACAGAATAGAAATCTGCGTTCTCGCCTCTGCCAGCTGCATCAACCGCTTGTGTGCTGCGTATGCTTCGTCCGTCATTCCTCTGCCTTATCCTTCCTGCTTGTCCATCGTCTCAATTATAACTCTGGTGCTGTCTTTCCGTCCATACTGCTTCCGGATTACGGCCCCGGCAATCTGGCCGTCGTCCTTATAGGCCACGCCGTTCAGCGCATCCGCCACGCCCTTCATCAGGTTGTCTAAATCCGGGCGGCAGGTTGGGCACATTCCCCGGCGAATCACATCCTCCCGCCGTGCCTTGCTCCAACTTTTAGGCGGCGCAAAAGTAAACGTTAGTTCCATCAGCAGCGGAACCCCTTCCGGGAACTGTTTCCCTCCGGCCTTGCTTCTCCGGTACGCCAGAACAACGGATTGCTCGAAGGCCATAGTCTTCCGGGGCGTGTAGGCATAGCCCTTTTTTGTCACCCTTGGCCGTGCCTTTGGCACCGGACGGCCCGGAACGTAAAAAACTACTCGCATTCTTTCGCCCCCTCTTCCGTTGCGCAAAGTTCTATTCTTCCGTCTGAGTAAAATTCTATTTTCCCGTCGAACATCGTCTGCATTTCCCGGATTCGGTGCTTTTCTCGCTCTTCCAGTTCCTGCCGGTGCCGTTCTTCCAGCTCTTCCAACGTGTACATGCCTTTCAGCACGTCCAGCGGTCCAACTTCTAGCCCTTGGAGGGCAGATTCTTCCAGCGCTCGGCGCATCGTGTCCCACATGTGCGCATAGTTCCAATCTTTGTTCACTCTTCTCCCTCCATTTCTTCCAACTCTTCCAGCATTTCCAGCACTTCCTGGAAGGCGTCCACCTGCCCCTGGTGGAAGCACTTCATCCCGTTCCGGTTCCGCTTCCGGTCGTCCTCGTAGTCCTCTGTTGCGAACTGTAAACGCTGATTAATCAGTTCCCGTATATCGTCGATATCTATCCGCATAGGTCCGCCCGTCCTTTCCGTTTCAGAATTCTGCTTTGTAGCTCTTCCAGTTCCCGCCGGTCCTCTTCTTCCTCTGCCTGCCGGATTGCTTCCAACTCTCGTTCCTTGTGGTCGGCGTGGTCCTCGGAAATCCAACCCAGCAGCCACTGATAGTCGTCCATCATGGCCGCATTGGCCCGACCAACCTTGTAGCGGCTCAGCCGGTGAATGTAACGCGTTATCTGATTCGGGATTCTGTTCTCCAGCTCTTCCAGCTGCGCCGGTGTCAGCTTCACGTTTTTATTCGGCCCGCACAAAATAGTGGCAGCCTCTGGCCTGCCGTTTTGATCCTCAGGCAGAGGGCCGGCCTCCGACGTGGTGAAGTTTTCCACAGCTTCGGGGATGTCTTCGCGCGCGCCCGCGGTGTGTGTGTTTATATTTATATTATTAATATTATTATTATATATATTATTGGGTGTCATTTTTGCACCATCTGGTGTCATTTTTGCACCATCTGGTGTCATTTTTGCACCATCAATGGTGTCATTTTTGCACCATTCCCGGCGGGCATTTTTGACCATTTCCCGGTCCGTCCGATACCGGAAACGATTATATCCAACTTCATTTTTTTCGATGTAGCCGGATTCCGTCAGGTCTTTCAGAATGCTGATCACCTGCCGGCGCTTTACGCCTGCCCATTCTGCCAGGTAGTCGATGGAACCGGAAAAGTAGCAGTTACCCGTCTGCGAGAAGCCGTAAATGGTAGCGTAAACCATCAAGGCCGCCCCGGATAATCCCATTTCGGACCGCATCCACCCCTGAATCAATATATAATTTTCATCGTTAATATGTTTCGTGTTCATATCATGCACCTATATATAATAAAATTAGTGTTCAGAATAAAGCCCACCGGCAGCAATCGGCGGGAATTAATTAAAACGGCACATCGTCCATGCAGGCGCTGAAGGCGTCCGGAAAATCCGGCTCGCCCTGCGGCTGTCTTGGTTGTCTCTGCTGCTGTCCCTGCTGGTAGCTGTTTCCGGATCCGGCAGAGGCTCCGCCCGTCTTGGATTCGCAAAATTCGTGGCGGGACACGATGCAATCCGTGGCGTATGCCTTCCGCCCTTCCTTGTCTTTGTAGGTGCTGGTGTGCATCTGTCCTTCTACAATGATTTTCATGCCCTTGTGCAGGTACTTCTGGGCAAACTCTGCCTGCCGGCCGAATGCCTTACACCGAAAAAAATCCGTTGTATAATCGCCGTTCTGGCTCTTATAGTCCCGCTGCACTGCCAGCGTATAAGTTGCCACGGCGGTTTGGTCCTGGTTATTCAGATAGCGCAATTCCGGCGCGGCTGTTAGCCGCCCGGAAAATATAACTTTATTCATCTTCTTCATCCTCGTTTTCTTGTGTTGTTTCTTCTATAAATTCCGCGGAATCTTTGGCAGCCTCTTGCAGCCTCCTCCGAATGTCGTCCCCTGGGTGATATACCTTCATCCCCTCAATGCACATTTTGTGGACTTCGTGCGTTAATAGGTCGTTGGCGATTCCTTCCAGCTTATCAATTTCGGACCCTACAAAATCATAAAACCATTCCGGAAGCTTCGCATGTATAAATGGTATCACGGTCTCTTCATTGATTAATTCACGCCAGCTACCATCAGTCCCAAGGATCCGGATTGATATAACGACTCTCAATTTTGTAGTAATAGATTCATAATCTATTTTTGCTACGGTTCCAATTTCCAAAATGTGCGCCGCGTTGAATAGACGCCCATTTTCCAGTTCTACGAATTTGACCATGCTTCCCCCTTCGTGGTTTCCGCCACTTCGAACGCGATGTCTAAATTTTTATGCACGTCTTTTTTTATTAATCCGATCGTGCCGGGAATGCACGCTTTTATGCACATATTAGCGAATGCCTGCGTTACGGCAGTATATTCGTCTGCTATCTGGCTGCAGTTCCCTTTCATGTCAACGTTCACCGAATCGGATTTCTTGTTTTTCTTTGCTTTAATCATTTTTTTAGTCCCCCATTCTTTTCACTGCTTTAATTGCTTCTTTAATGGCTTCTATGTAAGTTTTATCAATTTCATACTTTAACGCGGCCGCAAATTCTTCGTGTTGTCCATCTTTGCAATTGTGCATACAGATTTTTGCGATGTGATGTAAGAGCGAAAAAAATTCCGGGATTACCTCATCTGGGGCTCCGCAAATAGCGGCGTTAATTTTGCCGTCTTTTTCTGTTTCTATTTTTATCATGTTTTTTATTCCTCCAATTTTTTCACTGTGACATTGAAACCGCGGATAATATTCCGCTGCATAAAATCCTGGTAGGTGTCCTGTAGGTCGCCAGCCCACTGCATTGCGTTTTCGCGGCTCTCGAACGGCCTTGAAACTTTCGACGTTCTGCCATTTTTCAGCGTCACGACTGTTTTTAGTTGGTATTTTGTGTTTTGGCTCTCCATTTTATTCTCCTTCAACTTTATAAAAACGGGGAAAGCAGGAATACACTGATTCTATTTTTTCGAGCTTTATGATGCATATGAATATTGTTGTAAAAAGAGTTTATGTTAATGGCCAAAATGTCGCCTTCCCCGTTTTTAGCGTGTTATAGTGTCGTCACAATTCCCCATAGGATTGTAGCGACCATCAGCAGGGTTCCCAGCCCGCCGCCGATATACATGCCGGCGCCGTCTATTCGATCGGCCCATCTTTCGTTTTTCTCTTCGTCTTCGAATTCTTCCGGAGTCTCGTTCCGGATATACTCGTTCGGCTCCAAAATTTTTACTGTGTTCATGATCTTTCCCCTAGATACTCCCGAACCTTCTCGGGATAAAGTACATAACAATAGCGTTTGTTTTCTTCTTTGGTTTTGAACGCTGTCCCGAACGGGAACAAACCGCGCTGCAGTCCGATCCGGATCGTCAACGGGCTAACGCCAATAATTCCAGCTGCTTCCTTAATCGTCATGGATCCGCCCTCCTTGTCTCATCGGCAAACGCCTGCCAACGCTGCGTTGGCGAAATGTCCCATTCTGCCGGCGTGAAGAAACGGTCGGTAATGCCGCACCGTCGAATGGGGCCGCCGTCGTTGAATGATAGCGGGCATTCTGTGCAGCTTTCTGGATGCGCCCGGCATTCGGACCGAATCACCCGCAAAGCGTGCTCCAGTTCGTCCGGTGCGTACTTGTGTGTGCTCATTTTCATCCCTCCATAGTTGAGTTTTCTAAACAACTAATTTAAAAAAAATAGTCTACGATTTCGGCGAGCGGAATGTCTAGCAGCTCGCACGCCTTGCGCATCTCGCTTCGCTTCCAGTCAATCCGCCCCTTTAATTTTGCGGTCATTGTTGTTTGGCTAAGCTCCATTGCGCTGGCGAAATTCGCTCTTGTCCCGAAAACTTCCACAATTTTCCCCTCTAATCTGTTAAACATACGCAACTCCTTCGTTTGGATAACTCAATAATACAATTATTGTTTGGAAATGTCAACACTTAACTTTTATTTTCTTAAACTTTTCTTTATTTAGCAATGTAATAATTATATTATTGAGTTATAACAACGAAAAAAGGAATAAATAAAATGAGTAAATTGATAATGGAACCGGTTGCCACCGTATCGCAACGGCTCAGAATTGCCGTAGAAAAGAGCGGAAAAACACAAGCCGAAATCGTTCGTGAAACTGGCATAAATAAGGCATCTTTATCGCGCTATTTAAAAGGCGCATACGCTCCGAAATCAACGGCACTTTACAAGCTGGCGTTAGCGCTGGATGTGTCGGACATGTGGCTCGAGGGCTATGACGTGCCGATGGAGCGCTCCAGGAAGCAAAAGGAGATCGATTTTAAAAACAATCTGTATAAACAAATTTCTCAAGATATGGATTTGTTAAGAACTATATCACAATATTATAATTTGCCTGATGAAAAGAAAAAGATTGTTCGCGACTTGGTGGAGTCGCTGTCAAAATAAAGGAAATGATAAAATGAGAGAAACAGATTTAAAAAAAAGAAATTCAAATCAAGTTGCACCAATATCGCAACGACTCAGAACGGCTCTTGATCTATCTGGGAAAACCCAGGCAGATCTAAGCCGAGAAACCGGGATTGATACCGCTGCTATATCGCGATATTTAAAAGGCATCTACGCCCCAAAATCAACGGCACTTTACAAGTTGGCTTTTGCTCTTGATGTGTCCGATATGTGGCTGGCTGGTTACGATGTACCAATGAATCAATTCAAACAACAAAACGAAACCGATTTTATAAATAACTTGCATAAAAAAATTGCTCAGGATACGGATTTGTTAATAACAATATCTCATTATTATAATTTACCTAAAAAAAAGCAAAGAATTATAAGGGAATTAGTGGAATCAATGTCCTGTTAATATGTACAATGGGAGAATAAAATAATGGAAGTTCAAAGATTGCAGAAGGTTTCTACAATTTCGGAAAGATTACAAATTGCAATGGACGAAAGGAAAATAAAACAAATTGATCTAGCACGTGTGGCTGATGTTAATCAAGGGGCACTTTCACGCTACTTAAAAGGCTCTTACGAGCCAAAATCTGCAACAATCTATAAACTGGCGTTGGCGCTTGGTGTGTCGGACATGTGGCTCGAGGGCTATGATGTGCCGATGGAGGGCTCCCAGAAGAACAGCGAACCAGTAAATTATTTGTATGAAAGAATTTCACACGATGCGAAATTTTTAACTGCAATATCACAATACTATAATTTACCTGTGGACATACAAAATAGTATTCTCAATTTAATAGAATCAGTTTCAAAAAACACTATGGGACGGTGAAAAAAATGAAAAATCCGAACGGCTATGGAACAATAAAAAAGTTGAACGGGGCACGCCGGCGGCCTTATGGCGCATATATAACAACGGACTATGACATGCCGGAATCGTGGCCGGATATTAGTTTTCTGGCGGATGCGCTGCCGCCTGATCTGTTCCGGGACGTGCAGCAGCGCTACGAATCGTATAAATTGGCAAATATCCAGCCGGCCAAACAAGTCCAAAAGTGTATAGGAACATTCGAAAATAAAAGGGACGCCATGCTTGCGCTGGCGGATTATAATCGAGTACCGTACGATCTGGACAATTCAGAAATCACATTTGCAGAGGTTTATAAAATTCTGTATGATCGGGAATTTAAAAATCTTAAAACGTCTATGCGGCAGGTGTACACGACTTCATTTAAAAAGTGCGATATCCTGCACAAAATGAAAATGCGGGATATTAAGCTCTCCCATTTGCAGGGCGTAATGGATAAATATTCAAATTATTCTACTTCCGCGCAAACTAATATCAAGATCTTATTTCACGCAATTTTTAATTACGCAATCGAAAATGATATTATATCCCGCGACTACTCGAAATTTGTAAAAATTTCGCCGACACTGGAAAAGAAGAAAAAACCGTTCTCAAAAAAGGAAATTCAGACCATTCGGGAAAACCTGGAGTGGGCTTCTCCGTCCGGGGCGCACATGATGGACATAGTTCTTGTTATGCTCTATACAGGAATGCGCATAGGTGAAGTGCTGGCCATCAGATGTGAAGATGTGCACATTTCAGAACGATGGATTGCCGTGCATGGAACCAAGACGGCGGCAGCGGATAGAATTGTTCCGATTCACCGGGACATCATCCCAGCTATTCAGGCGCGTTTGGATGCCGGCGGGGAGCTGCTGTTCGAGCGTGCCGGCGGTAAAGAAATTAATTATCAATATTTCATGGCGAATTTCTACAATGATTTTAAAAAATGTTTTGGATTTGATAAAACGCCACACGCGTGCCGGCACACTTTCATTTCTCTTGCGATGGCATCCGAAATGAACCAAGTTCTAATCCGAAAAATAGTCGGGCACTCTGCTTCCAATGTGACTGAAATGACATACACGCACGCATACATTGCGGACTTGGTGCGAGAAATAGACAAGCTCAAATTTTAGTTTTTGTATCTTGTTTGTATCTTATCATTTAAATTTTAAGAAAATTATATAGGTTTTTAGCTTTGATTTTTAGCTTTTAAAGAATAAAAATTCTTGAAATCAAAAGGTTTCAAGGATTTTTTCATTTTTGTGTTTTCTATTCGCGTTAAGTTATCCTTACTAAAGTTAAGTTTACAAAACTACCAAACAGGTGTTATAATCAACCCATAAATACTATAAAGGAGGTACAGTCATGGCTTATGT